GCGCCCGCTCCGCTCGTCGCTGGCGCGCATGGACCTGTCCGCCTCGGGCGTCGACCGGCTCGCCGCGCGCATGGCCCACGCGCTCCCGCTGCACCGCTACGGCACCCGCGAGGCGTGGGCCGCCCTGTGCGGCCCGCTCGCCGACCCGGCCATCGCCTACGCCGCCGACGCGTGGGCCGACGAGGCCCTGCGCCGCTGGNNCCGTGCATCGAGCCCGGGTGCCCGCGGGCCACCCCCCGCACCCGGTGCCCCGAGCACGAGCGGCAGCTGCAGGCACGGCGCAACCGCGACCCGCGGCGCGTGGCCCGCTACGGCGGCGCGTGGCCCGCGGAGAGCAGGGCCGAGCGGGCCCGGCAGCCGTGGTGCTCCCGGTGCGGCGCCACCGAGGGGCTGACCACCGACCACATGCCCGGCGGCGGGCGCCAGGTGCTGTGCCGCCCGTGCCACGGCGCGCTCGAGGCCGCGAGGCGACGGGGGGTGCCGGGAACTTCCGAGCGCCCCGATGGCCATCACCCGCGTCGAGCCGGAGAGGCGCACGGACACGTTGTCCGGAAGCGGAGGTAACCCGTCCGATGGGACAGAGAGGCCCGGCGCCGGCCCCCGTGGCGCTCAAGCTGCTGCGGGGCGAGACGCGCCCCTCCAGGACGCGCACGGCGCCCCAGCCGACCGACCCCCCCGACAAGCCGGGGGACCTGACGCCGGAGGCGTCCGCGCTGTGGGACGAGGTGCTCGAGGCGACGCGCGCGTCGTCGCACATCGGGCGCTCGCACGCCCAGGCGCTCCGCCAGTACGTCGACGTGACGGCGACCCTCAACGCGATGCGGCCCAAGGGCTCGAAGGAGTGGCGCGAACTTGTCCTCGTCAGCCTCCGCCTCGCCCGCGAGCTCTGCCTCACGCCGGCGACGGGCGGCCACCTGTCGGCCAGGCCGACCGCCGAGCGCAAGCTCGACCGCTTCACGCGCCCCGCGTGACTGCGGCTTCCGGGCCTGCGACTTCATCCAGGCCCTGTGTCGCAACACCATCGGCCCGTCGGCGGGGACCTACATCGTCCTGCGCCCGTGGCAGCACGAGATCCTCCACGGCCTGTTCGACCGCGACGGGATGCCGGCGCGCCGCTACGGCTACGTCGGCCTGCCTCGGAAGAACGGCAAGAGCACGCTCGGCGCCGCGCTCGCGCTCTATGCGCTGGTGGCGATGGGCGAGCCCGGCGCGCAGGTCTACAGCTGCGCGGGCGACCGCAGGCAGGCGTCCATCGTGTTCGACGAGGCCAAGCGGATGGTGCTGGCCGAGCCGGAGCTGCGGGACGCCATCCGCGTCCAGCGATGGCACCTGGAGGGCCCGGCGCACTCCGTCTACCGCGTCCTGTCGGCCGACGCGCAGCTCCAGCAGGGCCTGAACCCGTCGTTCGTCGTGTTCGACGAGGTCCACGTCCAGCCGGACCGCGACCTGTGGGACGCGATGGTGCTCGGCATGGGCGCCCGCCGGCGCCCCATGATCGTCGGCATCACGACCGCCGGCTTCGACCGGACCACGCTCGCGTGGGACCTGTACGAGCGGGGGCGCTCTGGCGAGCCCGGGATGTTCTTCTGGTGGAGCGAGCCCGCGGACCCGCGCGCCGACTGGCGCGACCCGGCCGTGTGGGCCGAGGCGAACCCCGCGCTCGGCGACTTCCTGTTCGCGGAGGCCGTCGCCGAGGACGCGGCCATCACGCCCGAGTCGGCGTTCCGGCGCTACCACCTCAACCAGTGGACGACCACGCGCTCCGCGTGGCTGCCGCACGGCGCGTGGGCGGCCATCGAGGACCGCGGCCGGGCCTTCGACGCGGCCGAGCCGTTCGCGGCCTTCCTCGACGGCAGCTGGTCCAACGACTCGACCGGCATCGTCGCGTGCTCCGTCGAGCGGCCCCACCTCTCGGTGCTGGGCCACTGGGCGCCGGAGGCGGACACCGGCCACGTGGACGTGTTCGCCATCGAGCGCAGGGTCAGGGAGGTCATCGCCATGCCGGGCTGCCGCTCCTTCGCGTTCGACCCGGCCCGCGACCAGCCGCTGTTCGCGCGGCTCGAGGCGGAGGGCCTGCCCGTCGTCGAGTGGCCGACCAACAGCCTCCAGCGCATGGTGCCGGCCTGCCAGGACATGTACACGTCGGTGATGGAGCGGACCGTCACCCACGACGGGGACCCGCGGCTCGCGGAGCACGTCGCGAACGCGGTGCTGCGGGAGGACCATCGCGGGCCCCGGATCGTCAAGGAGTCGAAGGGCTCGCCGCGCAAGATCGACCTCGCCGTCTGCGCGGTCGGCGCGCTCTCGGAGGCGCGGCGGCTGGCGGCGGCGCGCCAGCCCGTCGCCGAGTTCATCCCGCTCTGATGGTCGTCGACGCCATCGCGCTGATGGGCGCGGCGCTCGTCGTGGCGGGCGCATACCTCGTGGCGCCGCCGCTGGCGCTCGTCGCACTCGGGCTGGCGCTCCTGGCGCTCGCCCATGCACTGGAGGTCGCCGGTGTGGATCGCAGACCGCCTCCGGGCGCGTGAGGCCAAGAGGGCCCTGACCTACGAGCAGGTCTACGGGCACGACCTGGACTGGGACCGGGGCAACACGGCGGCCGGGGTGCGCGTCGACACCGAGTCGGCCATGCGCTCGTCGGCCATGTTCGCGTGCGCCCGCCTGCTCGCGTTCGACATCTCGACGCAGCCGTTCGACGTCGTGGACGACTCGGGCTCGACGCGGCGGAGGCTCCCGCCCCCGCGCTGGCTGACGAGGCCCACCTCCAACGCGAACGACACCCGCGACCGCCACTTCTCGGACGTCGTCATGTCGCTGCTCACCGACGGCAACGCCTTCACCCACGTCCTGCCGAGCGTGCTCGAGCCGGAGTTCGTCTACGTCCTCGACCCCCGGAAGGTCACGATCCGCAGCACCCCCGAGGGCGACCGCTACGTCTACGACCGGGCGGTGCTCGGCGACGGCCAGGTGCTCCACATCCCCTACCTGCGGCTGCCGGGCCGGCAGCGCGGGATGAACCCGATCGACGCGGCGCGCGAGGGGATCGGCATCGGGCTCGCGTCGCAGGAGTTCGGGAACCGCTACTTCAGCAACGGCACGACGATGTCCGGCATCGTCGAGGTCCCCGCGGGCGTCACGGTCGACCCGGAGAACCTCCGCGACCAGTTCGCCAAGCGCCAGCAGGGCCTCCGCAAGAGCCACCTCGTCGGCGTCCTGACGGGCGGCGCCAAGTTCCGCGAGCTGTCGGCCACGCCCAAGGACTCGATGCTCGTCGAGCTGTGGCAGTGGGTCGTCGAGGACACGGCCCGCTACTACGGCATCCCGCCCTTCAAGGTGGGCTCGCAGCAGCCCGGGGCGGTCGCCTACGCCTCGACGTCGAACGCGCGCATCGAGTACGTCCAGTCGGCGGTGCTGCCGCTGGTCCGCAAGGTCGAGGCCGCCTACTCGCGCCTCCTGCCCGAGGGGCAGTCGCTCCGCATCGACCTCAACGGCCTGCTGCGCGGCGACCAGGCGCAGCGGTACGCCGCGTACCACACGTTCCTGAACGACCAGATCGGGACGAGGGACGAGGTCCGCGCATGGGAGGACCTCCCCCCGGCGGACCAGGCGCCGGGCATCGGCTCCGAGCACGGCGGCTTCCTCGAGACGCCCAACAACAACGCCCCGGCCCAGCCGGCCGCATGAGCAGGGAGGCACCAGATGCCTGACATCGAGCGCCGGGTCTCGTCAGTGGCGTGGCCCGACCAGGACATGGAGATCCGCGGCACCGGGGACGGGCTGGCCTTCTCCGGCTACGCCGCCATCTTCGACTCGCGCAGCGAGGACCTCGGCGGCTTCCGCGAGACCATCCGCCCGGGCGCCTTCGCCAAGACGCTCGCCGAGCGCCGCGGCCAGCGCATGCTGTGGAACCACAACCAGGACGTCGTGCTCGGCTCCACCCGCTCGGGGACGCTGCGGCTCTCCGAGGACGAGCGGGGTCTCCGCGTCGAGGCCGACCTGCCCGACAACGCGTGGGGGAGGCCCGTGGCCGACGCCATCGCCCGCGGCGACGTCGACGCGATGAGCTTCGGGTTCCAGGCCATCCAGGACTCGTGGGCCGAGGGCGGCAAGACGCGGACGCTCGTCGAGGTGCGCCTCATCGAGGTGAGCCCCGTCGTGTGGCCTGCCTACCCCGCGACCGAGGCCACCGTCCGGCACCTGGCCGAGGCGGCCGGCGTCGGGGAGGCCCTCATGCAGGCCGCGCTGGACGCGCTGCGCGGCGACGAGCCGCTGTCCGACGAGCATCGCGAGGCGCTCGTCGCGGCCATCCACGCACGGTCATCCACGCGCTACGTCACCACCGACGTGGCCGCGTTCATCGCCGACAGGCGCGCCCGGCTGGCACGGCTGGTCGCCTGAGAGGACCCCGGACGCACAGGCCGGAGGGCCGAGCCGCCCGCCCAGCGCGGAAACACTCGCGCCCCGCCACCCCGGACGCCGGACCACACCGACCCATCACGCGAAGAGGACAGGAGGTCCCCACACCATGTCGACATACCTCGAGGAGATGGCCCGCCAGCGCGGCGAGCTGATCGAGAGATACCAGGCGCGCATCGACGCGCTCGCGGACGAGGGCCGGGCCGCGACGTCCGACGAGGCCGTCGAGCTCGACGCATGGGAGGCCGACATCGCCCGCCTCGGCGACGAGGTGTCGCGGGCGCGGCGCATGGACGCGCTCCGCGCCATGGCGGACGAGGTCCGCGGCGAGGTCGCGCCCCGCATCGAGCGGGCGCGCGAGGAGCGCCGCGACCCGACCGACCACGAGCTGCTGCTCGCGCTCTACAGCGGCGAGGTCCGCACGGCGCGCTTCGGCGCCCCGCCGGACGACCCGCGGGACCTCGACTCCCGCGTCCGCGACATCGAGCGGCGCGCGCTGCAGTCCCAGGGCGGCTCGGCCGTCGAGACGTCGTTCTACGACCAGCTCATGGTCTACGAGCGGACGTGGGTCCCGATGCTCGCCATCGGCCGGCTCGTCGACCAGCCGACCGGCGCCCCGATGGTGTTCCCCCGCCTGACCGCGGACGTGAACACCGCCGGCACGGTCACCGCCGAGGCGGCAGGCATCACCGAGGCCGACGCGACCATCAGCTCGGTGACGCTCAACGCGTTCGGCTACAAGGCGATCAGCCTGTGGAGCTGGGAGCTGGACCAGGACAACGTCATCGGCCTCGAGGAGGCCATCGGCGACTCCCTGGCCCGCCAGCTGGCCATCACGGCCATCGGCGCCCACCTGACCACGGGCACCGGCACCACCCAGCCCTGGGGCATCGTCACCCGGTCCGGCAACGGCGGCACCGCCGGGGGCACCGCCACGGGCTCGCCGACCGACACGTTCTTCAGCCCGTCCGACCTCATCGACCTCAAGTTCACGCTCGCGAAGGGCTACCGCGACGCGGGCTCGTGGGTCGTGTCCACCACGGCGTTCGCCAAGATGCGCAAGTTCAAGGACAGCAACAAGCAGTTCCTGTTCCAGGCATCGCTCACGGCCGGCGCCCCCGACTCCTTCGACGGCCGCCCCATCTACGAGAACCCGGCCATGGCCGCGGTCGCCTCGGCCTCCAAGTCGGTCGTGTTCGGCGACATGAACCGGTACGTCATCAAGCGGGTGACGCCGGTCCGCCTCCAGCCGTCCGACGACTACAAGTACTCGACGGACCAGCGGGCGCTGAAGCTCGTCGAGCGCATCGACGCGGACCTCGTGGACACGGCCGGCTCGAACTACCTCGTCTCGGCCAACACCTGAGCGACGGGTGGGGGCCGGTCAGCGCCGGTCGGCCCCCATCGCCCACCGACGCGGCGCACGGAGGGAGGCGCTTCCCGCCATGAGGGTCAGCATCTACTCGAACGCGCCGTGGGCCCCGACCGGGTACGGGACGCAGACGGCGCAGCTCGTCGACCGGCTCGTCGGCGACGGGCACGAGGTCATCGTCATCGCCAACTACGGGCTCCAGGCGGCCGTGCGCGAGTGGCATGGCGTGCTCGTCTACCCGGGCGGCCCGGACGCGTACCAGACGTGGAACGTGGGCCCGCTCCACCGCGCGCACGCCGGCGACGGCCCGGGGCTGCTCCTGACGCTGTACGACACGTGGGTGCTCGGCCCCGCGTTCGCGGGCATCGCGCCGATAGCCTCGTGGACGCCGGTCGACAGCATCCCCCTCTCGCCCGCGTCCCAGGACTGGGCACTGGCGCCCGGACGCACCAACATCGCGATGTCGCGGTTCGGCGAGCGCGTGTTCCGGGCCGCGGGCATCCCCTGCGACTACGTCCCGCACGCCATCGAGCGGGTCTTCCGGCCCACGCCGTCCGACGTCCGCCGGCGGATGGGCGTCCCCGAGGACGCGTTCCTGGTCGCCATCAACGCCGCCAACAAGGGCCTGCCGCCGCGCAAGGCGTGGGTCGAGATGCTCGACGCGTTCTCGGCGCTGGCCTCCGCCCACGACGACGCGTACCTCTACATGCACACCGACATGACCTTCCCGGGCGGCATGCACATCGGCAACTGGGCGCTGACGCTCGGGGTCCCCGAGTCGCGCATGCGGGTCGCCGACCAGACGGAGTACCGGGTCATGGGCGCCATGCCCGAGGAGATGGCGGAGGTCTACACGGCCGCGGACGTCCTGCTGGCCACCTCCAAGGGCGAGGGCTTCGGCATCCCGGTCGTCGAGTCGATGGCATGCGGCACCCCGGCCATCGTCACCGACTTCTCGGCGCAGCCGGAGCTGGTGGGCGACACGGGATGGAGGGTCCGCTGGCAGAAGGACCCCGCGTGGGACAGGGGCACCATCATGGCCACGCCGTCGGTGCCGGGCATCGTGGCCGCGCTCGAGGCGGCGTACGCCGAGCGCGGCACCGCCAGGGCCGCCGAGCGGTCCGCGGCGGCCGTCGCCAAGGCCGCGGAGTACGACGCCGACCGGGTCTACGCCGAGCGGTGGCGCCCGCTGCTCGCGCGCATCGAGGCCGAGGCGGCCGCGCCGCCGCCGCGCAAGCGCATGTCGCGGGGCGCGCGGAGGCGGAGGGCGGCATGACGGCCGTCGTGACCGGCGGCGCGGGGTTCATCGGGTCCCACCTCGTGGACCTGCTGCTGGCCCGGGGCGAGCCGGTCGTCGTCATCGACGACGGGCGCTCCGGCGACGCGTGGAACGCGGGCGCGACCAACGTCCGCTCCGCCGTGGCCGACGCGCCGGCGCCGGCGCGGGCGCGCGTCATCCACCACCTCGCCGGCCCGGTGGGCCCGGTGGGCCTGCTGCCCCAGGCCGGGCGCATCGCCATCGACATCGTGCGGGACGCGGCCAGGGTCCGCGACTGGGCGCTCGCGGGCGCGTGCCCGCTCGTCTACGTCTCGACCTCCGAGGTGTACGGCAGCCCCGGGGGCGCCAACGCCGAGTCCACGCCCCGCACGTTCCAGCCGGGGCACAGCGCCCGCATGGAGTACGCGGCGGCCAAGCTGGCCGCCGAGGTGATGCTCCTCGACACCCCCGGGCTCGACGTCCGCATCGTCCGCCCGTTCAACGTGGCGGGCCCGCGGCAGCGTCCCGAGGGTGGGTTCGCGCTCCCCCGGTTCCTCCGCCAGGCGCTCGCGGGCGAGCCGCTGACGGTCTACCGGCCCGGCACCCAGCGCCGGGCCTTCACGCACGTGGCGGACATCGTCGAGGGCATCGCGCTCGTGGCCGAGCGGGGCCGCCCCGGGGAGGACTACAACCTCGGGAACCCCGCGAACCGCTGCGACATCCTCACGCTCGCGCGCGAGGTCGTCGAGGCGTCGTCGTCGTCCAGCCCCATCGAGGTCGTGGACCCCCGGGACCTGTGGGGGCCCGCGTTCCGCGAGGCCCCCGACAAGGTGCCCGACGCGTCCAAGGCCATGCGCGAGCTGGGCTGGGCGCCACGGCGCGACAGGCGCGCGACGATCGCGGACGCCCTGGCCGAGCTGCGGTGACGCCCGTCCTGGCCGTCCCGTTCCTGACGGGCGGGGACGACCTGCGCCGGTGCCTCGCGAGCATCGACGTCGACGCCCGGGTCCTCGTCATCGACAACAGCGCGGAGGGCGCGCCCGACGACCTGCCGGGCGACCCCTGGGTGCTGCCCATGCCGGGCAACATCGGGGTGGCGGCCAGCTGGAACCTGGCCATCAAATGCCACCCGCGCGAGCCGTTCTGGCTCCTCGCGAACCACGACACGGCGTTCGCGCCCGGCGACCTCGACCGGCTCGTCGGCGAGATGCGGCGGGGCGGCGCGCGCTGGGTCGGCATGAACGGCGACTGGCGCGCGTTCGGCATCACCGCGGGGTGCGTCGAGGCGGTCGGGTGGTTCGACGAGGGCTTCACGCCCTGCTACTGCGAGGACGCCGACTACGAGCGCCGATGCACGCTCGCGGGCGTGCCCTGGTACTTCGTCGAGGGAGGTGCGACCCATGTCGGGAGCGCGAGCATCAGGGAGCCCCGCTACGCGGCCGGCAACGCGCGCAGCTACCCGTCGAACCGGGAGCGGTATCGCGCCAAGTGGGGCGGCGACCTGCGCGGCGGCGAGACGCTGGCGACGCCGTTCGGTCGCGGCGGCACCGTGGCTGAGTGGTCGCTGGACCTGCGACGACTGCGAGACAACGCATGGTGAGGCGCTGACGGCGGCGCTCGACCCGCGGATGGAGTGCCGCTAGATGATCACCGTCGGGCCCATCACGCTCCCGCGCTCGGCGGCCGAGCTGCTCGACGCCACCGA